GCGCGGCGGCTTTGGGGGAACGACCGGCAGGTGCTTGTTGCCACCCACTTCAACACCGGCACTTATCACAACCACTTTGTTGTGAATCCGGTGAATATGTGGACGGGCAAAAAGCTGGAGGCAAAATACGAGGTTTACTACAAGCTGCGGGATATGTCCGACCGTATCTGCAAGGAGCATGGCCTATCGGTGGTGAAAAATCCCCAGCGGCACAAAACGGCGCGGTCGGTCTACTTTGCCGAAAAGAACGGCGAGCCCACCCGCTACAACCTTATGCGGCGGGCGCTGGACGAGGCACTGACGATGTCGAGCAGCTGGACGGAGCTGAGTGCCGTGCTGCGGAAGAAGGGCTATGTGTTCGTGTGCGATCCCTACCGCAGGTACGCAACCATCCGCTCTCTAAGCGCTAAAAAGTGTATGCGCACCTTCCGGCTGGGAGCCGAATATGACAAGGAGGCGCTGCAGGACAGGCTGCTGGAGAACCAGCGGGACATCCGTGTGACCCGGCGCTATTTTGAATTCATGAGGCCCTACACACGGGAATATGCCAGGAAAAATCCGCCGACGGAAGAATATTACCGGCAGCGGGATTTCTATCTGCATTTGCCCCGTGTCACCGGGTATTTGAGCTTCTTCCGCTGCGTGGCAATCGTGCTGGGTGTTGCGCCGCTGTACGAAAAGGAATATCGGCAGCCCCTGTCGGCGGAGTGTCGGGAGGCTTGCCGCAGGTTGGATCGCTTCACCGACGAGATAACGCTGGTGTGTCGGGAGCATTTGGACACGCCGGAGGATGTGCAGAGGTTTCTTGCACGAGTGGACAGGGAGATGGATGCAATATCCGCTGCACGCAGCAAAATCCGCAATAAGCAGCGAGGCTGCGCCGATCCTGTGGAGAGGGGCGAGCTGAAAAAGTCCTGCGCCGCCTGCACCGCAGAGCTTTCCCGGCTTCGGAAACAAAAGCAAACCGCCTATAACATGATTGAGGATAACCCAAAGCTGAAAGACCTCTTGGCGTGTGAATTGGATGCGTGGGTGGAAAACGACCCCTACCTTTCCCCGCGGGAGAAGCAGGTGCTGCGAAATCAGCAACCGTCCCAAGAGGAAAAGACGATTATACGATGAAAGGAAGGATTCGATGAAGAATGACCGATTGATTGATTTGGGGCTGACCGGGTACGAGGAGCTTTTTATGAGCACGGAGGAACGGCTCGATGCGAAAAAGCCAAAGGTGGAGGCAATCCCGCTGGCTGACCTCACACCCTTTCGAAATCACCCCTTTAAGGTGAAGGAGGACGAGGAAATGGCGCAGCTCATGCGGAGCATTGCCGATGCCGGCGTGCTCTCTCCAGCGCTGGCAAGGCCGCTGCCTGACGGCGGCTATGAGCTGATCTCCGGCCACCGGCGGCTGGCAGCGTGCAAGGCGCTGGGGATGGACACCATGCCGGTGATTATCCGTGACCTGACAGACGAGGAGGCTGTTATCACCATGGTGGACAGCAACCTGCAAAGGGAGCATATTCTGCCGTCGGAAAAAGCATTTGCGTACAAGATGAAAATGGAAGCGCTCAGCCATCAAGGTAAAACTTCTCGCCAAGTTGGCGAGAGGTGGAGTGTTTCTCAAATCAGCGAAGCCGGAACTGATAGTGAGCGACAGATTCACAGATACATCCGACTCACCCACCTGATCCCAGACATCCTGAAACTGGTGGATGAGGGCAAAATCGCCCTGACTCCGGCGGTGGAGCTGTCCTATTTGCAGCCGTCCGAACAGGAGATGCTCTTCTCTGTGATGGACAGCGATGAGGTAACGCCGTCCTTGTCTCAGGCCCGGCGGCTGCGGCGCATGAGCGAGGCGCAGACTCTCACGGATGACGCAGTGCTGCAGCTTCTGTCCGAGGTTAAGGGCAATCAGGTCGAATATGTGAAGGTGCCGGTAGACAAGCTTCGCAGCTTTTTCCGCCCGGACACCTCCGTGAAGCAGATGACCGAGACGCTTGTTAAGGCCATGGACTTTTATAACAAACACTTGGCGCGGCAGCGCAAAGACCGGGACGCCCGGTGAAAGGAGATTAAATTATGAAAGCTAATTTTGATTTTAACCGTTTGAGCGAAAGCAGAAAACAGGAGCTTAACCGTATGGTCGCAGATTTTTCCGAGGCGGGTTGCCTCTTTGTTGAGGATCTTTTCCTTGAATTCCTCATCGATGCTGATAACGGTATTGACCGCAGCGACGATAAGCTTGTGGCAACCTTTGATGATGAGTGCGGACACGAGCTTGTGTTTATTCTCTCTCAGGAAGAGGTTCACTATGTAATCCATGCTATTTCGGAAAAACTGGATAATATCGTATGCGAAGGCGGCACTCCCTTCGGTGAGGATGAAAACGAAGAGGGTATTGTCAGCCTCTCGCCGGTGAACACAGAAGAAGAGCTTGATATGCTTCTCGCACATGTGCTTGGTGACGATGGAGGTGGTGCCGATGACTAAAATCGAAATTCAGACCCTATACGAGGTGATGTTCACGGACTACCCCGACATTGTAAATGTGGCGCAGGTGCAGGCGATGCTGGGCATCAGCCGTCATCTGGCCTATGCGCTGATCGGCGACGGCGACATCCCCGGTATGAAAATCGGCAATGCATACCGCGTACCGAAAATCAATGTGATCCGCTACGCACTCTCGGCGGGAAATCCGCAGCCGGCGGCGTAGCCGGGATTTGAACCTGTATGGCACATTGGACGGGCATTCCCGCCGGGCGTATAATAAAAACGGTCCGAAAGGGTGCCCGTTCATGTGCTATCCGCAAAGGAGGTAGAGTTTATGATAGCAGGACACCTGCAAATAAAAAACGACAATTACTACATGGTGCTGAATTACACGGACGCCAACGGCAAGCGCAGGCAGCCGTGGATTCCCACAGGACTTCCCGCAAAGGGAAACAAGCGCCGCGCTGAAAAGCTGCTGCTGGACACTCGCAAGAGCTTTGTCCCGCCAGTTGTGAGCAAGGAGAACGAGGACATCTCCTCCGATATGCTGTTTGCCGACTACATGGAGCTGTGGCTGGAGATTATCCGCAGCTCGGTGGAAAAGACCACCTTTTCCTCTTACACGCAGATGGTAAAGGGGAAGATCGCACCGTATTTCCGAAACACCGGACTGACGCTGGACGGAATTCAAGCCAAGCACATTCAGAGCTTTTATCTGCATGAGCTGAAAACCGTGTCACCCGGTACGGTGATCCACTATCACGCCAATATCCACAAGGCGCTGAAATACGCCGTCAAAATGGACCTGATTCCCTTCAACCCCGCCGACAAGGTGGAGCGCCCCAAGAAGCAGCGGTACATTGCGGACTATTACCGGCAGGAGGAGCTGGAGAGGCTGCTGGAAGCGTCCAAGGATCATCCGTACTCCCTGCTGATTCAGATGACCGCCTTTTACGGCCTGCGCCGCAGCGAGGCGCTGGGGCTGAAGTGGGACGCCATCGACTTTGAGCGGGACACCATCACCATTAAGCACATTGTAACCAACGCAAAGATAGACGGCAAATGTGAAATCGTCTGCGCCGACCGTGCCAAGACGAAATCCAGCCTGCGCTCCCTGCCGCTGGTCAGCAACATCCGGGAAAAGCTGCTGGCGCTGAGGGAGCAGCAAAAGGAGGATAGGCGCGTATGCGGAAATTGCTACAGCAAAAAGTATGACGGCTATGTTTTTGTGGATGCCATGGGCAATATCTTCAACCCCAGAAGCGTTACCGCCAATTTCAGCAAGCTGCTGGAGCAGAACGGTCTGCGGCACATTCGCTTTCACGACCTCAGACACAGCTGTGCCTCACTGCTTTTGGCAAACGATGTGCCGCTGAAGCAGATTCAGGAATGGCTTGGGCACAGCGACATCGGCACGACGGCGAATATTTACAGCCACTTGGATTACAAGTCCAAGATCACCTCGGCAAATGTAATGGACAATATCCTGACTCTGCCGGACACAAGGCAGACCGGCTGGCATACCTGAGTTCTTGCCGAAAATCATGTACGCCGATGTGACCTTGAGAGAAAAGAAAAGCCCAGTCATATGGGCGAAAGCCTTGATATGACTGGGTTTTTGGCGGAGAGTTAGGGATTCGAACCCTAGAGACCTTTCGGTCTACAGCATTTCGAGTGCTGCACCTTCGACCACTCGGACAACTCTCCGTATTACTCAAGTGTGATCCTTGCTCCGGAGGAATGCAAGAAAAACACGCAAGAACGATATGAAATTGTGAAATCCGAACCCGCGCAAAGCCCTGTGCGGCGGAAATTTTCAGCGGACGAAACGGCCGAAGCTTCCAAAAATTTCGAGTCAGGGCCGGTATGACCACTTCGATACCTATCCATATATAACAAGCGGCGCATGGCCGATTGCGTTTAATTAATATCCTCGAGATCTATCGAATCGTCGTCCATGTCCATGCTCATCTCGCCGATGCGCATGCGGCGCTCGATCTTCATTTTCTCAACGTGCTCATGGATGAGCTCCTTGACCTCGTTCGGCTGGCGGATGTTCTTTAGCGTCAGCTCCGGGATGCTCTTATCCGTCGAGACCACCGTCACCGAGCCGACGCCGAAAATGCGCTGCCACAGCGACACCGAAACGCGCAGATCGCGCACACGGTACAGCACGATCTCGTCATGCCTGACGTTCAGTAAGCCGCGGCGCAGGAACAGTCTGTCCTCGCTCAGTGCATAGCGCGTGAAGCTTATCGGCATGCCGAGTATGCGTTTGCGGTCATGCCATATCTCGACTATCTTTGAAACGAGCTTTGCCATCGCGGTCACTCCTTACATTGTGCTATGATATTCTACCTAATCCAACACAAAAAATCAAGTGTTTTTTTAGAGGCGCTTTAATGCACCTACGGATACGCATATTGCGGTGGCCCGGTGTCGAAGTTACCGACGAAACCGTGCGGCTTTGCCGCAGCCGAGAGCTGTTAGCCGATAGCTGATAGCCGATAGCCAATGGAGTGCGGCGAATAAATTCAGCTCCGCATCGGTTTGATGCGGAGCTGAATTTCATTAAGATTCCCGCAAATGAAAAAGTGCAGCCGAACAGCTGCACCTTTTGCGGATCACTTAATCGTTGCCCTTGCGTTGTCGAGGGTGATGACGATGCCGTTCTTTGCGGCGACCTCATTTACCTGAGCGACGAGCTTGGACGCGTAGACGTTCAAAAACTTGACCGTGAGCGCTTCCTTCTGCTTGGGGCTCATCGCGGCGAGGATGCCCTTGACGATCTTCTTGGAAAACTCGGGCGACGCGCCGACGCACTTGCGGATCAGCGGATTCACGCCTTCGCTTTCGGACAGAATTTTTATCAAGTCGGGCAGGAAGGTGTCAAGCGTTTCGGTGTAGTCAAATTCGCTTACCTGCATTGTTAATTCGATCATTGCAAACCTCCGGTGAAATGTAACACTGCATACAATATATATAACAGAAGCATTATACAGAAAAGCGCCGAAAATAGCAACACTAAATATTTTTTTGACTTTCAAAAGTTTTTGCCGCAAAAATATTGACAATTCGCAAAAATGTTGTTATTATCTTTAAGCTGAACATTAATGGGGACGGCCATGCGGGCGTAGTTCAATGGTAGAACACCAGCCTTCCAAGCTGGATACGTGGGTTCGATTCCCATCGCCCGCTCCAAAAAAGCGGAAACATGCGCCAATAGCTCAGCAGGATAGAGCAACTGCCTTCTAAGCAGTAGGTCGGGGGTTCGAATCCCTCTTGGCGTGCCAAAATAAAAATATGGTGGGTGTAGCTCAGTTGGTTAGAGCACCGGATTGTGGTTCCGGGTGTCGAGGGTTCGAGTCCCTTTACCCACCCCACAAGTCACAGAGGCCGGACAAAAGCCCGGTCTCTGTGTACAATAGAATAGATATAGATGGTGGGATGTAGTGTAATGGTAACACCTCAGACTTTGACTCTGATATAGTGGGTTCGAGTCCCGCCATCCCAGCCAGACATGCCCCAGTAGCTCAGTAGGCAGAGCACCTGCCTTTTAAGCAGGGTGTCCGGGGTTCGAATCCCCGCTGGAGCACCAACACAAAATGCGAAAAAACCTTGTAGTTCCAATGACTACAAGGTTTTTTCACGTATATGCAGCATTGCTCAAAACTACGCTTTGGAGCCCGATAAACGGGGCGAAAACCGGGGGCCCAAGGTGTTTTGGGGTTCCATTTCGGGCTCAAATTAAGCCATAAATTAAACCAAATTAAACAGATGGAATAAGGGATTTGAGCTTTGAGCTGCTGTGGATTTTTCTGATTATTCGATTTTTGATTTCAGGATCCATGTGTCTATCTGCGGTGTTAATAATATCATCCAGCGCGTTCATAGCTTGATCATACGCCGTTTCAATTTTTATTGATTCGATGTATTCAGCGGCCTCTGTAATGCTGCTTATGCTCTTCGGTTGGGAGTCAATGCATTTTTTAAATTCGGTTAATTTTCTTTTAGAGCTTATTATACAGTGAGATGATAACTCATGTTGGATCATAGCCCTTTTCTCCCGAGCGCTCATTAAACTTTCCCAATCGGTTGTTCCTACACGCGAATATATATTTCCAACTAGCCAACCCAATTTTGCTTTAAACTCATCGCTAAGTTCAACCATCTTGGCATCTAGGCATTTCTGATAGTGAAGTTCGCTTTTTAGTGCTATCGATACTTTGAGAGATGCGACTAAACTATTTTGTAGGGATAGCGAATCGTCTTTGTAGAGGAAAAAATAATCTGGTTCTGTGTTGTTATATAACCGCTCTACGAACTGTTCTGCCCGAAGCTCTGATTTATCGTCCATCAATAATAAATTGTTGAACTTTTCTGCATATTTGTTACGAATCAATTGATTCTCTAAAAAATCATCAAAGTCTCTTACGGCAGCGAGCGTTATGTAAGGAGTTTTGCATAAATTCCCGTCTCGTCTAACTAAATCACAACTTTGCGTTAAAACGATAAAATATTTATATTGAGTATTAAGAAAATATGGGTGCACTTCTTTTAAAACTTGTTTTAGTTCATCTGTTGTTTTCAACAAATCACCCTGGCAAAGAGAGGTCATGTCGGGTGTTGATTTGTATGTGAAGTGCACAACTGGTTTTATTGTTTCAAGGTTGTTATTATCATTAGATTCCAAAAAAATCACCCTTTGGCCAATTTTTTGTTTACAGTTTTATACGCTTCTTTTTTCTTTCTTGATGCAAAATTTACTTTAGAGTAGCGCATGGCCATTGATAGATCGTCATTTAGATTATCACTTTCGTAGCCGTGTAGTAACTGTACCTGTCTATCTATAGATACCTTCTTGCCGAAATCTGTTTTTTTAAAATTTGTACTACTCATTATTATCTTCCTCAAAATCGTAGCCTAAACCTTCAATAAGACTTCTTGTCTCTCGCAAAAACTGCGTCAACTTTTCTTTTGTAATTGTTTCAATGGCATAAGAAATGTTGTTTTCACTTAAACCCTCATAGTGCTTGTTGAAATGGAAAAGAGTCTCTGATTTATCAATGCTGTATTCCATATTTAGAATAGCATCGTCTTTTTTTAGCGCACGGCGCACTCTTGTAGATTCTATTTCGTAGTCGGCATCAATTATTACGTCTACATCAGCCATAGAATCAAAAATATCTGCCAATAAAGGGTTTTCTTCTTCGTAATAATCAATATTAAATCCGAAAGCATTAAGCAGCGGTGTATGTGCGGTTTCAAGATATTTTTTGACACACTCTTCTAGGTAGTCTAGTGTGGTTTCATCAATGTCAGTAGTCATAAAAGCAACTTTCGCTTGAGAAGGGCGAATAATGACAGGGCCTTGTTTACAAGAGATATTTGTTACATTGTCTTGTGCATTTACGCCTATCTCAATATCAGGAGATTTGAATATATTATCGGCAAGCCAATCCGGTTTCGAGTAAAGGTTACACCAATCGCCAAGGAGGACGACAGCCAAAGAATCAGGTTTTAAATACATAATAATCTTCCTTTCCAATCGCGGTAAAAACAACTGTATATGTTGAGTATAATATATAATATAACCATTCAATCACATTATACTATGTTAATTATACTACCACAGGGTTTGTGTGTTGTCGAGAGGCGATTTAGATAGACTGTGCTTATACTGAAAAGGGGAGGTGAAGTATGTGAGTCTTTATAATTGTGTGTGGCCTAACCACAACTGGCGTGAAGCGTATCGGTAAGTGGATTAAGTAAATAAAGGTAGCACGCCCTCGGCAGATATGCCGAGGGCTGTTTTTCTATTCACTTGTTCCCGATATCATCGGTCTTATCCTTGAGCTTTTTGATGCCGCTCGTCAGCCAGTCGGGCACAGGCGCGCCGAGGGCCTGCGCGTTCTCGGCGATCGAGCCTATTTCCGTGAATATGTACCACATTGTTACTAAGGGCCCGAACAGCGTTTCATAGTCTATCGGCAGCGTTATGCCGAGCCCCTGCATACCTATCTTCAACGCAAGGTCGCACATAAAAGCGGCTACTACTGCGACTATCTCGCCGACCTTGTGCCAGCGGCCCTCGCGGGATCTTGCGCTGTTCCAGTCTCCAGCCTTCTTCGCGGCGCACGAGCCCGTTGTCCAGTCGATGATGACAAGCGCGAGAAACAGCATTACCGCCCAGCCTGCCCAGCCTATCAGGCCGGTGATGATTGCCGCAACCGCAGTCGCGGCGCCCTTGATCTCTGTGATTTTATCCGGTGCGTTCATTTACTTGCCCTCCATAATGCGCTGACAGAAGATCGTCACCCTGAGCATATCCTCCGTCAGGTCGATAACGCCGCCGCCCTTGTCCTTGATTATGCCGTCCTGCATGAGCTGCTTTACGGTGTCGCGGTAAAAGCCCTCCGGCACATCCTCTATCGTTTTCCATCTTTCCATTTCTTCATCCTCGCTTTCTGCTGTATATTTCGGCCTGCCGAAGCCGTAGACCGTGCTGCCGAGATACCGGGTAACGCGCCGCACGGCGTTGCCGTAGTTGCCCTCTATGGTAACGAACGTCTTGCCGTTTACGCTTTCGACAATGCCCGTATGGCATGGCAGCCCGTCGCGGCTGTCGCGCTGGAAATACTGATCGCCTACCTGCGGCTTGGTGAAAAGCCTTGCCTGAGCCGCGTAATACTTCGCCCAGCTCACGCAGCTTGCGCCGTATGACCCGGTAAGGCACAGAATATCCTTTGCCTCGCTGCCGGCAATGCGCCAGAAGCACCACGCTACAAAGCTTGTGCACCATTCATAGCCGTTCTTCGGCGTGTTCCAGAATTTCGCCTTATCAAGCTCGGCCTGAAACATCGTGAAGTTGCCCCGTCCGGCATTATCCTCAAAGCTGTATAAGTCCTTGTCCGACGCCTTTTCCTTATAGCCTATGTACTTTGCGGCTAACGTGAGCACCTGTTTCGGGGTAATGTCCATCATACTTCCTCCCTAACCATCGCCGCGATATGCCGCAAGTCATCAATCGGGGCACTGTAAAGTGCATCGCTCCACAGCCAGTAGTCAACATGGTCGCGGCGCTTATACTTGCTGCTTATCTCATCCGCCCAGACTTTATCCCACCGTGCCTGATGGTCTTCGTCCTGCTTCTCAAGCGTTTTAGTAATGCTCTCTATCAGCTTGCCGCGCTCTACGCCGTTGCCGTCGGCGGCGTAGCAGAAGAACTTATGCGCCGTATCGCTCGCGGTCGTGCATATTGGGCTGCCGTCGAGAAACAGAAAGCCGTCGCTCTCGCTTATCTCCGTGCCGTAGGGGATGTTGACCGCACCGCACAGCGCGTTGAACTTCGCCCTTTTTCGGCAAATGTAGTCAGCCATTGACTTCCTCCCACTGCCACAGCCCTTCGGTATCGGGCGCCCAGACGCACGGTGTCATCGTCAGCTTGCACAGATAGGTTTTGCCGTTGTAGCTGTAGTATTTTTCGGCAACAGTGTCCATGCCCGAGATATACGGTATCGGGTCTTCCAATGTGCCTGCATGCGTCTGGTCTATAGGGCGATACACGGCAAGCATGCCCTCGCCATGGGGCGGCTGGTGCTCCTGCGGCGTCACGCCATCGGCAGGCACAACGCGATACAGTGTGCCGCCATCGTTGATGATTGTGTTTGCCGTAAGCGTCGCTCCGGCTTTCAACACTTCTTTCCACGTTTTGAACAGTCCCGGAATCTGCAATGCAACGGCATCGTCAAGGTCTGCTGTTGTCTGTATGAAAACCTTTGCCGCAACCTCCATCTGCCCTGCCATCTTAGTGCTGTCAACAACGGCTTTATTTGTTGCCGCAAGCTCATTGCCCATGTCCACTTCAAGCAAGAACACCGTCTCAAGCCCATCCATCGCGTCTCGGTCAAGCAGATGATAGGGCTTTCCGTTGTGGGCGATGCCTGTTGCTTCCGCCTCGCTGCACAGCACATAGCTGCCGTTTGCGGCGATTTTTATATATGTCGGCTTTTCCGTCAAGCCGACTGCGCTGTTTTCGGTTGATATGATCTTGTACATTTGCGCCTCCTTAAACGAAAAAGATAAAAACGCTGCAATCATCGTAAGTCACGTCAGTATATTGTTCGGCTCCATTGTTTGAAATATTATATCTATAGTCCCCGTAGCCTTTATCTCTAAGCCGAAATGACCCCGTGTCTTTTGTCCCCGTTGACCAGTTAATAGTCAAATCGTTATTAAGGAAGTGCAGTATGCTGTTCCCGGCTTTATAATAATCGTACTGCACTTGCTTGCCCTCCAGTTTGGCATATATATTACTTTTTGCCCCAAGAAGTTCAACGCAACCGAGTAATGCCACTTTTAAACTTTCGTACTCAACTGTTTTATTGTACAAGTTATATTTTACTGTACTTTGAAGTACCGCAGTGAGAGCAGACGGCAAATTCTGCTGCAATGTGCTTGCTTCCACTTCGTGACTGCCAGTGCCGTAGGGGCTATAGCGTAGCCCAACCTGCTTCCCGTTCTGCTTCCCTATTTTAAAATGTATTCTATTACTGCCCTCTTGCGCACTGTTATGATTAAACCCAATAATATACACATCAATCTGTAGGGTTTCAGGAGTACCATTCGTGCCATAATAATTTGTTATCGAAATCGACTTCGTATCTCCTACGCTCCAGATACTTGCGGCGAGTCCTGCTGCGCTCGCTGCGCGAATTTGCGCCCATGTGCAATCATTAAGTGTTGCGCCCAAAGTAATGGTGGTCGCTGTTAGACTCACCACTCGCCGCGCAGTCTGATATTTCTTTTTCGCGTTATAAGCGAAAGCTCGATAGTAGTAAGTTGTTCCGGCAGTCAGCCCGGTATCAGTATAAGTAAGCGCTGTGCCCTCGTACACCACCGTGCCGTCCGAAACCTTCTCGGGGACGCTCCCGGCCTTGCGAACAATGCGTACACCTACAAAGCTGCTATCCTCGTCAACCGTCGGCGCTTCCCACGACAGACGTGCAGACAATGCAGTTGAGCCGGGGATAACTTTAAAATTCTCAACCTGTGAGCACAGCTGCGGTGTGCCTCCGCCGCCGCCTGCGTGATTGATAAGAGGCATTACAAATCCCTCCTTATGATGATGGTTATAGGGATATCTACAGTCGGAACATCGCCCAGCGCGACGAGCTGAATGCTCCCCGCCGCCTGTGTGCCGCCGACGATCATAGCGCCCGACAGCGCCTCCAGCTGCGCCTGCGTTATGCCGTTGTTTTCTCGCGGCAGAAGCTCGACCGCCGATGTCGTGGTGATGTTAGAATTGCTTAGGGTGTATTTTTTCGCGGTACTCCATCCAGACGCAGATAGCGTTGTGTTTACTTTGGTGCTGAGTCCGGCAGAGGTTAGTATCCATGTATACCCCGTCGCTTCTGCCGCCGTGCAGTGCCACACGCGTTTGTTGGTTTTGTCTATGTACTGCTGCCCGACTACGCCAACGGTCGATGTTGTGGGTGGGGTGGTGCCGATGATGGTCTGAGGAATGTCCGCGATAGCAGCGGCGATAGCGGCCTGCATAGTCGCTGTGGTAACGACGGCGCTTGCATCGACCGTGACCGAGATACTGCCGGTGTTGGATATCATGATCAGGCCATAGAACGTATAAACGAAGTCCGGTGAATCGGATGCCGACGGAACGTCGATGCCTTCGGAATTCTGAAACAGTGCGAGCAGCTTGCCTTCGCCGCTGCCGACCTTTGCCCATATGCCGAACTGATTAAGGATGTAGCCGGTTGACGGTGCGGTGATCTGAAGCTGGATTTTAAGGCCGGTGGCGCCGTCAGCCTTGCTGTGGCTTACGATGCTTGCGGCCTGCTTCTGCCCGGCAAGCGCGGTTTGAGCTATCATTGCGGCCTCGGCGACGGTGCCCGTGCCGGCGGCCGCAGCGTATATATTCAGGGTCGTACCCTCCGCCCATGCGGCGAGAAGCTCCGCGCCCTTGTTGGTGACAACACCTGTCCATTTTGCCATGTGTGTACCTCCGGATTAATTGTAGTTTTCGGCGGTGCAGCTATCGACCAGCTCACAGCCGATGAATGCAGCGGCGGTGAATGCGACAGCCTCGGCGCCGGTTTCGTAGTATTCGATGGTATCCAGTATCGAACGCTGATTTTTATACTGGTTTACCCATGCCTGTACCTGCGCCTGCTTTGCATCGTCAACGGCATCGGCGGCAATATCTATCTGAACCTTGAAGTGATATTCGCTGCCGTTGTAGTTGTACCATTCGGCGACGCGGCCTTTTGCGAACAGGATGCTTATCAGCTGCTCGAGCGCGGCCGGTGTGCCGAGGTGGGTGTAGAATGTCAGGGTGCTGGCAACAAGCTCACGCTTTGTCTCGACCGGCAAGGTTTCGTCATAGGCCGGGGTGCGCAGCTCGGCGGCGAGGGCATCCAGCACCGTGTCCGGCGCGGACGCAAGCGCCGCGTATGTGCGCGACTTATCGGCGTAGGAGCATAGCTGCCTGATCTGCTGGCCTACGGCGTAGGCCAGCGCCTTGACCTCGGCTGTTTCCAAATGTCCGGGCAGTATGTCGGTCATAAGGCTGTCCTTCAGATCAATCATCTTCAAGACCTCCGTATGTGACCGATGCCGCGGCCGAGAGATTTGCGACGGATGTTGCTGCCACCTTGGTGTAGGCGGGTGCGGACACGACAACGCGCTTTGCACCGGCTGCAATGACCATCGCCGTCAGCTTCGACGGGTTTATATCGCGGCCTATGGTGCGCTGCCACGCCGTGTATTGCGATATGGACGTGTTTACGGCTGCTTGGATATTCTCGGCCTGTGCGCTGTCTTCGCGGCTTATGTAGTACGTCAGGCTTATGCTGTAGCTTACGTTTGCCGGCGCGGCGACAACGACCTTGTCGGTCAGAGGCCGGATGGTTTTTGCGGAAAGGTACGCCGTAAGCCCCTGTATCATCTCCGTGCCCGGCGCGGTGCCGTCGCTGTTAAGGAATACGATGTTTACAGTACCGGCATCGTGATTTGCGGACACGACAACGTCGCCCACGGCCGCGCTGTACCGCTTCGCGTGATAGATATACGCATCTGCCGCTCCGGCTGTGGAGTACGCACCGGGTGCGAGATAGATGCGCTCCTTCAGCGCGTCGTCGGTTTCAACCTCCGCTCCTCCTGCCGCATCGGTCGTGTTCGTGACCGATGCGACATACGGTACGGGGTCAACGATGGTCGTCAGTTCTCCGGCGGCTATCGCATTGGCGGCCGCTCCGGCTTCGGTGCACACCGCCGCAACGGTAACGGTCGTGGATCCGGCCGGGATCTCCGCATATTCGACGGTTTTGAAGTACAGCGTGCCGCCGGCTGGTGCGACGCGAGTACCCTGCGGTATGCTTATTGCAGACGCACGGGCGGCGGATGCAGTGAATTTCAGTGTCGTAGTCGCAGCTGTCGCCGGAGTGCGTTCTACGCCGCGCAGCAGTGCAAGGTTGTCGAGAAAATCGCCGTAGGCATACTTCAAAAGATTTTGCTTACCGGCGCGGTCAACGTACTGCATGGCCAAATAGATCTGAACGGCGGCCGCGTTAATGATTGCCCTGTGCACCGATGCGCGGCCGAGGGTGACCGGCCTGCCGTCGATGCGGGTCATATAGTCCTCAAAGTCGGCTATCATCTCGCGCTGGACATCGTCGACCGTCTTCCCGTCAATGAAAGATATATCGGGGGTATTTTTGATCGCAGATATTTCAGACACCTGTTATCACCACCTTGCTTTTCATTTTTCCGTTGTTTCCTTTATCCCAGGAAACGCTTTTCACCCGTACTCCGGGGATAAATTTTGCGATTTTTTCGGACACTTCCGCCGTGTAAAGGCTTTTTGCAGTCTCCGGAGGCATGTCGATGAAGTCCATGCTCAGGCCGAGCTCGCGGTCAAGCGGTATAGTCCCTGCGCGCGTGGACAAGAGCAAACAAATGCTGCGGTCTAAATCGGCAAGCTTATTGTCCGAAAAAGTGTATTCGATTTGAAAATCGTAAAGGGCGTTCATGAATATTCACCTAAATTCAAAGTGACCGACGCCGCGGCCAGCTCGCCGCGGCTGTAGATGCGATCCCAGCTCTCGGACGCGCTTTCGATGTAAAAGCGGTTTCTGCCGATCATTTTGCCGCCGATTATCAGATACTCCGCGTCGCCGCTCTCGACCATTTCTTCAACAGTTTCGAGCATCGTGCGGGGCTTGACTCCGAGTGCTGCGGAAAGCCGGATGGTCAGACTTGCAGTTTGGGCAGCCGGACCGAGGTATTCTGTCTTAGGCTTTGCCCCGAGTATCTCGTGCGCCGCCCAGCGACCGGCTACCTCGCGGCTGAGACTTTCAAATGTGAGCACCTGCTCGGCCGAGACTTCAAACACTATTTTTGTTCCCAATGTTCCAATCATAGCTGCTCCTTATTCGTTTGATGTCAGACTGCCGGTCACGGTGACATTGCCGTTAAGGACGATGCTGTCTGCGTGAATTTTTAAAATGCCGCCTTCATAGCGGATATAGGCTTTGCCGTTTTCGTGCGAAAGCTCCTTTCGGTAAATGCCTTCTCCGCTCTCGGGCGGCTTGTTTTTTTCGCTCCACGGGCGGCCGAGGACAACACCGGCTTCCGTGCCGTTTGAAAGATGCAGCACTATCACCTGATCGCCGACCTGGGGCATAAAATATTCACTTGACAGCAGGGGAAAAAGGCCGGTTACGGCATCGTCCTTGTCGTGGTACACGACGCGGACGAGCCCGGATGCGTAATCAATGGCGGATATTTTCCCGATGCGGATGTTGTTATTCATGCTATCCCTCCGTCAGCGCGTTCGCTGCGTTGATGATCAGCCGGTCAAGCGCCGGTACCAGTGTGTATTTTACTGCCCAATATGTCGGCGAGTTTACAACGCCGTACTGTGTAAGCACATCCAGCGCCGCAGACACGGTGCTTATGCTGCTGCCGCCGCGGTTGACCTTAATGACCGTTGCCATATTGACTATGAGACCGTCAAGGTACTTGACCTGCGTGTACCGGGCAATCCAGTAAGGCATGTCCGTGATAACACCGACAGCGTACAGGCGGCCTATCGAATCCTTCATGACTTCGTCGGACATTGATTCGACTAGAGACATCTCCAAATCCATTGTGTAGCCGCTGCCGGATATGTTATGCGTAATGCTGTCGATATAGTATTTACCGGATAGCCTGCCGATACCGACGACGGTAACGCACTGCGCCGACACAAGCTGCGCGTCGCCGATGATGCTTGCGCTCAGCTTCGTACTGCCGTGGTTAGCCTTGTTTACTGCTGCGCGGATCTTCCGCTCCGCATCGGCTCGGCTGTCGGCTTTGCCGGACTGCTTCAAAATACGCTTGCCGGTGCCGATCGAAACGGCGATGTCCGCCTCTGTGGATATATCGGTGTAGGTATACTCGCCGCCGGTATATGTTCCGGCCATGTCCTTGGACCATGACCACGAGATTAGCGACTCGGTACCTATTGTGCGGACGGGTGCTTTCGCTTTGTATGCCTCGCGGTCATATACGACGATCTTTTGCCTGTAGACCTTGACCTCGAGGCCGTACGTCTCGCATAGGCTTGAGAAAAAGTCACTGTCGGTCTGCTCCGATTGCTCGACGGACTTGATAATGAAATCCGCCCCGGACACGTCCCAGGCCAGCTTCAGACCCGCTCTCGCAGCAATCTCTGTACCTATTTCCTTTATGGTGACGCCCTCCCAATTCTGGGTGCGCACCGTGGCCATAAAGCCGCCGTCGGCAGGTGTGGACACCGCGGATATCGTGCCTGTAACTGGCCAGCCGCCGAACTCGAATTTATCAAGCACGAAAAAGCCGCAGTCAAGCGGTATGCCGCCGGCATCATCGCCGCTGAGCGATATTTTTGCCGACAGCGTATCACCGCTTATAGGCATCCATGCAGTGATCCACTGCCGGGCGCGGTCGTGGATAGATATATCCAGGCTGTCGGCCGCGCCGCTGGCAGGGTCTGTGTATGTTATACCGGTGATGTATTCGTCCATCACCGTTTTAACGGCCGCTCCGTTGTAGTAAAGGTCTACTTCTGCCTGGCGTGGCTTCATGGGCTTACCCTCCACGCCGGAACGGATATCGCCGTATAATCCTCCGGCAGCTCCGGAGTTTGCAGGGTGACACCGGCAGAGAATACGAAGTTATCCAAAAGCGCAGGATTATTGGATATCAGCCAATCAATATACTTTTCGCTTCCGTAGATGGCATAGGATATCTGATCCCAGGTGTCGCCCTGCTTTGTAGTGTAGGTTGTGCTCATGCCTGCCCTCCTTACGCCGGGGAAAACTGCTTGCGGCGCTCTTCATCCTTCATGCGCCGATACAGGCGCTTGAATTCCGCAAAGCTTACGCGGCCGGCTTCCATGGCTTCCTCGCGCGACGGTGTACCGCCGTAGAAATTGAACACAGGGGAGAAGACGATGCTCTCGCCGCCTCCGGCAGAGCCGGGCTTCGGCTTCTTATCCCAATCATCCAGCAGCTGAGCAAGCTTTGACAGCGGCAGCACGGCTTCGGGCTCTCCGCCCTCGCCGACCATAGCCAGTGTCGGAGCTGTTGCAATGCCGCCTGTGGCAAGCATCGGTATCTGCGGAATGTTAAAGCCCAATGTTTTGCCGCCCACGACGGGCACCCAGTCCGGAATAGATATCTTCATTTCGTTGATCTTCGACAAGACCATATTTATGACGGATATAACAGCGTTGATCGGTGCTTTTGCTATGTTGGCCAGCGCGCCGAACACGTTTCCGAATATGGCAACGACATTCTCCCAAGCAGCAGACCAGTTTCCGCTAAAAACGTTATCGATAAATCCGATTATGTTAGAGAAAATGGCTTTTATGTTGCCCCAAACGTCCTGTACGCTTTTCCACAGGCCGGACAGGACCGCGCCGAGGGCCGGAAAACGCGAGGATATCGCTGCTATTGCCGTTGTGACGGCAGTGTTGATCTTCGTCCAAATTCCGCTGATCTTCGCGCCGAGCTGTGCGGCCTTTGCCTTGACGGTGTCCCAGTTTTTATACAGCCATACACCAGCAGCAATCAGCGCCGTTATGGCTATGACTGCAATGCCTACCGGGCTTTTTATAAACTTCATGCCTGCGGCAAATGCTTTTTGTGCTTTAGCAGCGGCTTTGCTCGCGGCGGCACTGGCTTTCATAGCAAACGTATGTGCCCTGATTTGCGCCGTCAGGGCAACTGTTGCTATTTTGGTTTTCAGCTGTGCTGCTCTCAAAAGCTTGACCGCGGCCGTTGCTCCCTTATATATGGTTGTAACGGTGCTGATGCCCTTGCTTATTGCGACTGTGCCGCCAATTGCTATGCCGACTGCAATAACAGCGCTGCGATGATCCCACAGCCATTTGGTCGCATTGATGATATTAGGAACGATAACATCTAATTCGGCGCCCACCTCAGGCAGCACATTTGCCGACAGCTCGTCCAGCGCGTCATTGACATAGGGCAAGATTTTGTTGCCTATTTGCACCTGCAGTACGGCCAACTTGTTCTGCATCAATTGCAGCTTGTTTGCCGTCGTATCGGCGCGCACGGCGTATTCCGCTTCCATGGAACCGCTGTATGCCGAAGCATCTCCGACTTTGGCAAACTGTTGCTGAAGATAGCCGAGGTTCTTCAGAAGCGGAGCTATGGACGAAACGCTTTCCTTGCCGAAGTATTGGCTGAGCGCCGCAGTCTGCTCAGCTGCCGGCAGCTTCTTTATTGCGCCCAAAAGGTCGATTATCGCGCCTTTGGCATCCGTCTGCATGCGGTTTGCCATGTCGGATACTGTAAAGCCCAACTGCTGCAAAACGGCGGCCTGCTTTGATGTGGCCGATGCGCCGGCGGTCATGGCGATCATCATGCTTTTTATACCGGTCGCGGAGATCTCCGCAGTCACGCCGGGCATGGACGCAGCCAGCGCCGCGACCTCACCGGCAGACAGACCGGCAGTCTGACCCAGTGCACCGACACGTGTGACGACCTCTGATAGCTTCAGCGCGTTTTCGGATGTGGTGTTGCCCAAATAGTTGAGCTGATCGCCCAGCGCCGCGACCTGCGTTTGTGAAAGATTGAGGGCCGTGCGCCATGTTGCCATCCACTCACCGGCCTGCTCGGCCGTGGTATCGAACGCAACGCCCATTTTTGCAGCGGTTTCGGTGAACTTTGCAAGATCCTCCGACGCAATGCCCGCCTGTCCTGCCGAGGCCATTATCTGCCCCAGCGCATCCGCGGTCATGGGGATGTTTTTGGACATGTTCAGCAGCGCGTCAGACATTTCATAGTAGCTTTTGGTGAATGCGCCGTTTTGATCGCGCAGTCCGTCAACGACTTTCGCAACGTCGGCCATCGTGCTTTCAAACTCGATGGCTTTTTTCGCGGATGCAACTGCAACGGTAGCTACGGCCGTGCCGACAGCTGCCATGGCTTTAGCCGCTATTCTTCCGGTCTTTTGCACGCTTGCGCTCAGTGTGTTGACATCTTTCGCGGCGGAGAGGCAGCTCTTTTTCAGCGAGCCGTCTACCTTGCCGGCGATCTTCAGAGCCAGTTCGTAGGTTTTACTTTTGCTTGCCATAAAGCTCCGTCGCCTCCTCCGCGTAGTAAACCAATTCGTCTATCGGTAAATGCATAAAATAATCAACGCCCGTGTGCAGCAGCGCAGACAGACAGACACACGTTTTTCTTATTTCCGGTGGGGTTATTCGTCCCCACCGAACAGAAAACCCGAAACAGCGTTCCTGACCTTGAACATTTCTCTTATGGGCAGGGTCTTGAAGAACTCGACCGGCAGGTGTGCGGCAACGCTGCCCAAAAAGCAGGCTATATCGGGGGTCATTTCGGTCATCTGTGCCGTATTTCCCTGTGCGCGCACTGCGCGATCAGCGCGGCACAGATCCTCACCGTTGAGATTCTCGAGGTTGCGCAGATCGACCTCGGTGTAGGTCTTGTTTTCAAAAACGAAAGGCTTGCTGAATTTTACGACGAGGTCTCCTTCCTCGGCCTGCGGCATGTTTATGATTTCATCCATAGTTAGCACATCTCCTTAATTTCGGCCAGCATATCAATGCCGTTGACCTTGAAAACTTCGTTGAGCTTGTCCAGCTCTATGACGGTCTCCCCATCGACCTCGATGAGGATATACAGGACGGTAAGCGAGACCGATGTGTCCATAGGGTTACCGTTTTTGAATTTGCCGGCGGCAAGCTTCTTGCTTCGGCCGCGCACGACACAGCGGATGGGCTTGAATGCGATATTACCCTCGCTGTCGGTGGACTGGCATGCGCCGCGGATCGTGAGATGCACGGCCTTTGTCATGTCCATCATGGACATGGCCTCTTTATCCAGCAGCCGGAAGGGTATCTCGATCTCCTGATTGCCGAAGTAGCCGACGGTGGGGTCGTCGATTTCTCCGAGGATGCCCGCTCCGGTAATGGTTTCGCTGGATGCCTCGAAGTCAGGCAGCGACATTTCATCGCCCATGCCCAGCAGACGATTGCCGTCATTGTAGACGTTGTATTTGTTTATCTTGGTGGGAATGTCTTTCATCGCTTAACCTCCAATTACGCTTTCAAGGGCGCTCACGTCGTATTCGCGGATGTTTTCGATGGTTTCGGCCGGGATGTACGGGGCAAACAGGGTGTGCACCGTAAGCTGACCGGCGAGCAGCTGCTCAATGGAATTTTCGTCGGACCTGAATTCCATGCGATACGCTGCGCAGTAGTCTCTTGCGACATAGCCGTTGCCGATGATGTTCTGACTGTCAACTATCGACTGGATAAGACGCTTTGACGCGGGCTTATCGACATACGATGTGTATTTATACACAAATTCGTTGCCGTCCCAGTCGAAGAAGCGGCGCACTGCGAACCATCTGTCTTTGGGGTCTGTGGTATCGGGATATGCAGCGGTATTGTTGCCCCAGCTGCGGAATCCGGCGGCATTGATGGCTGTTATAACACCCACCGCGTTTATGTAGTCGTCCGCCTGCTGCTGATCCAGCAGCACTTCCGTACCGTCGGCAAGGACTGTTGCATCGATGGGCAGAGCCTTGTTTGACGGATTGCAGGGTACATCGCCGTTAAGCACGTCATTGTACGCCATCATCGCGCCGAAGATCGCGGACATGTAGTATTTCTTCTTGCCGACCTGAGCCATCGGCCACAGTGCCGCCGCATGGGGCGATGTAATACCGAGGCTTTCCTTTGCGGTCTTTACGCCGGTGCACACGGTAGCGCCGGTGCTGCCGGAAGGAACGTCTATAAGGCAGACACAGTTGAATACGCCGTTTATGGCCTCAGTCTTTGCTTGAAGCGCGGCGGCTACAACGGCATTATGAGACCAGCCCGGTGCAAGCAGTGTTCCGGGGATCTTGCCGAGCCTGGGAAATACCTGACGGATGGTTTCAAGGCCGGTTTCCTTGCCGGTCAATGTGTCCACCGCACCGATAATGTCGGATGCCGTCACGCCGGAAGGCTTCAGGCTTTTGCCGCTGACGTTCAGGCTCGATGCAGCGGATGCGGTTTCGGATATAAGTGTGATAACGATGTTTCCGTCATCATCGTGCTCGGCGGAGTAGTCTGTGCCGCGCACAAGATCCGTCTGACCGTTTTTGACGCTGAGAGTATCAAGCAGAACATACTGCTTTTTATAAACGGCCGTCTTGTCGCTGACGGCGCAGCTTTCTGCGCTGTTTTCAGTGACATGCGCCGTGTTCGACGGGTCAAGAACGTTTATCAGGATGATTGGCGCAACGTTGAAGATGCCGAACGATGCCTGTATCGACTGGCAAAGCGTGAAGTTATCGAAGTCATCGGAATAGCCGAAGGCTTCAACAGCTTCCTTATAGCTGCTGCAAAGAATGGGCTTGTTCACTGCGGCGGCCGGGTCTTTTGCAAGGTGTATCGGCGCTGTGCCGATTATGACTTGTATTGCCGCGCGGCCTTCCTGGGGCGTGGGCATGCTTGTCGGCTGCTCTACGTTGTACACGCCGTGTCTGTATGCCATATTTCTTCCTCCTTAAAATTTTGCCTGTACGATCCTGTACAGACGGTAAATGTGCCCGCTCTTGCGGTTTAGTTGCTGCCTTACTTCGGGCAGCTTCTCAAGCGGGAATATCAGTTCTCCTATGACGGGTGCTTTTGCTATCGCGTCTATTAACGCTGTAGGCAGCGCGCCCTTGTAGACTGTGTACTGTTTTGCTACGCCTGCTATTGTCGGCCCGCAGTAGATCACGACCGGGCACGGCGCAGCGTTTTTCTGTTTTGCCATTAGGTTTCAACTCCTTCGCGGTAAATGGCCGGGGCCGATACACTGAAGCCGACAGCCGCGTAATAATACGGGTGTGTGTCCTCGTCGGATATCGCCCATCTGATCGGCGTTTCGACCTCAAAGCTTTTTCCGAAAACGCCGTTTGCACCATAGTGCAGCTTTATCATCTCGACGATGTTCAGCGCATCGGAATACCCCTGTCGGTTTGGGTCATGGTCACAGACGCCGATCATCAGAACGACATTCGCCGTCTGCCGCTCATCGCGGTCGTTAAGCTCGCCGTCGGCCAGCTTGACCTGAATATATGGCTCGGGCGGAACGTAGGCTTCCGGGTCTTCATCCTCGCCGACGCGAATGGGGATAAACTGCCGGTAGATGCGCAGAGAGCTTTCCTCGTTTATCGAACTGTGCAGCTTGAAGTCCTTGAAAAGCGCGGCGAGATCCCTGATAAGGGCATCCTGCAGTGTGTTCATGTCCATGTTTTTTCTCCTTTTGGCTATTCAAGCGCCTTCTCGATGCGCTTTTCGACTTCCCTCGCAAGCATATCGTAGACCAGCTCGGCAACCTCGGGCTTCCGAGCAACGCGGCCGAACATGTCCGCAGCTGTAGGTGAGACGAGCTCCACAATCGGATTTCGGCCTTTGGTCTTTCTTTGAGATATGCCTTGGTGGCCGCTCTCCATTGTTACAACGAACGCTTTGCGGTTATCAACTTCGAGAGCCTTTAAAGGCGATTCCTTGAGAACCTTGGCACGTGCAGCGAGCCGGGCTGTGTTTTGCCTTGATGTGAATTCATAAAGCTTGTGCTTAGGGCCGCTGGCCAAAACCGTTGACTCGAGCTTTGAGGTCTTAGCGGCAATGACCTTGCTTTCCCGGCTGAACGTGCCGCTCTTTTTCAGAGCATAGCGCTGCTTATTATCCTTGACCATCTGTTTACGTGCCTGTCGTGCCGCAGCGGTAAGCGCTGTTTTCAAGATCCTTTTTGAAGCGATCTTTTCCGGCACATCTTTGAGCCGGGCTTCGATATAATCAAGCTCTGTAGCCGTATCTATGTACAGCATCGGCTGCTCTTTCATGACTTGATTGCCTCCACTTCGATGCCTAAAATACCGGCCTCGGATGTGCAGCTTTTAACGCGGAACGGCTTTCGGTCAAGGGTGACTATCATGCCGGGTGCCGGGCGCGGCCCGAAGTCTGCTTTCGCAACGTAGATAAACCGGCGCATCTTATGGATGCCGTCTATCTCTGTGCTCATAACCTTGGCTTTGTCGCGCTCGAGCAGCTCATTGTCGTCAATGACGGCCTTCATGGTTTTGCCGTTGAGCTCGTGGTCATCGGCAAATTCCAGCCCGTTTAAAAACACCGAGGATATATCCGCCCTGATTTGGTCCTTGAAGGAAGTGCCCATTATTGGGCACCTTCTTCATTTTCAGCCGGGATCTGTACGGCAACTGCCGTCAGACGGTCGATTATGAGCGCCTTAGCCGCTCCGCGGGGAAGCTCTATGCCCATGCCCTCAGCCAGCTTTTTGAGCTCATCCTTCGACATGCCTTCCAGCTGCGCAGGGTCAATGTGTGCGTCAACCGCAGTTTCATCCGCAGGAATATCGGCTATCTCCTGATCTGCGCATTCAATGGCCTTTTCGGTGTCAATGAGCTCTGCGCTTTCCGCTGCGAGCCACGCATTGACCATGCGCTCATCGTTTGCGGGAAGAGTGTCGCCTGCTTCATACATGCGGCTGCCGTACAAAATAGGGCGCTTTGCAATAAGCTTTTTCATTCTGCTCCTCCCATTAGCCGAGGAGCTTTACAAGGACGGTCGCATCGCCTGCTGCGGCTGCCGCGGCCGCGTAGCCGGCCGGGATATTATCGACTTTGGCGCTGCTCTCGCCGGTCGAAGCAACAGTGGTTATTTTCTTGTTTGCAACGTCGTAATACAGCGCTGCGCCCATAGTTACGGCACCGGATGCCTTGTCCATGTAAAACACGCCTTCGACGTACAAGGGGCCGGTCGCGCCCTTTGCAATATCGGCGCCGGCAACTCCGATGCGAGTTCCGAGGCTTACTACCTCGCCGTTTGCTACGGCGTTGTCGCTGGGGGTGTAGTCCAGCACTTCACCTGCCTGCCAGTATTTCGCGGTCATATTCGTTACCTCCTATTATTTCAGGTCAGGGCTACGCCGGGGTTCTTTGCAATGCCGCGGAAGTCAACTGCGGTAATGCCCCAGTCAAGCCAAATGTCCCATACAAAGCCCAGCTGGCCGGGAACCTCGCTGCGGCGGATGGTCGGGGTCTCCTGACCGTTGAGGTAATCGACCTGCAGGGACTTTGCGTAATTCTTATTACCGACAGCAAACCAGGGGATCGCGCCGCCGGCCGCGAGAACGTTCAGTGCGCCTTCCTCGACAACCTTGAGCTTGTTGCGGTAGTTGTACAGTGCGTTTGCGGTGTGACTGCCAATGCCGGTGACGTCGATCAGCGCGGTTTCAAGCAGCTGAGACATCTTGAAGCCGTAGCCTACGGGCACGATAAGATGCTCGGGCTCTACCATGATGCTGTCGCCGAAGGGATCCTTCTGAGACAGAAGCTTGAGCATGATCGCCTGCAGGGTATCAACGGAGGGTGCTGCACCGGTGGCGATCAGGTTGTTATGCGCATTGTCAAACAGCGCCACACCGTCGAACACGGCGGGGTTATCAACAAGGATCTTGTAGACCTGCTTGTTGATAGTGCGCTTTGCGCTTGTGGCGTACAGGCCGGGGATCTCGGTTATAAAGCCGATATCGTCGTTGATGAACGCCTGACGCGACATGGAGAACTGCCGGCCGTAGGTGTCGATCTGACGCTGAGGCAGAAGCTCGGTCGACGGCTTGTCGGCCTTCAGCTCACCATTTTCGCCGACGCGGAGAAAGTCGCCTGCGCCGCCGGCAAGGTAGCTGTGATCCTTGGTAGGCTTGAAGTCGGAAACGCTGCCCTTAGTGGTCCAAAGCTGGAACGTGGTAGGAACGGTCTGATACAGCTGGACGATGTTTTTCCTGATAGCGTTATCAAGAATCGCAGGGAATGCCGCAGTGGGGTTAAAGAACTGGCGGCAAACGGTGTTGAAAAGATCATCCTTGCTCATACGCAGCAGAGAGGTGGTAGTGCCTACGCCGTCACGCGCAAGGCACTCGATAGCCATGTCGCGCAGTGAGAAGCCGCGCATTTCCTCGGCGCCGTGTGCCGGATTCTGAACTTCGACTCCGGTACGCATAAGCATTGCGTCTGCGGCAGCCTGGCGGAAGTCATCGCCCTCCGAACCGGTCATTCTGCTGCCGACGGGTGCGCCGTGCGCGATGAGATGATCGACTGCGGCCTGACGGACCGCATTTATGTCGGAACCGTTGCTGATGTACTCAGCCGGATCCATACCGGCCTGACGGCACAGAGCAGTGATATCGCTGACGCGCTGGCGCTCGGCGATAACTGCCTGACGCGCCGCTTCGTTGATATCGGGATTTTCGGGCACTTCGGGGGGATTGCCCTGCGCCTCTTCGATCTGACGCTGCAGATTATCGAATTCTGCACTTTCCTCCGCCGACAGCGCACGGCCGGCGGCGCGAGCACCGTCGACGATAGCCTGCTGACGCTCGATCATTTCCTGAATGTTCATGTTAAAAACTCCTTATGTAAAAGATTTTTGTTGACAAGTATCTGCTTTTCGTAGATCGAAAGGTCTACACCCTGCTCAGGAGCATCCGCTCGGCCTACACCTACTGTAGCGTCCGCAGGAACAGAGACAATGGATACCTCCATCGGCATCCACTTTCGGGCAACGCTGCAAGGGCCTGCGAAACGCCCGTCAGCGGATTTTTTGCCGGCGGCGACCTCTTCCCAGCTGTCCACGCTGTAGCGCACAGACGTTGTTTTAAGCGTGCCGGATTTGACTTTTCCGAAGATCTTTTCCGCGTCCTCATCCGTGTCGAATTCGACCTCCGCCATGCCGCGGCTATCCTCGATCCATGCGCGATTTACCTTGCCGATTACTATGTTCGTGTTGTGGTTAAACAGCAGAACACCGACTTCGTTCAACCGTGTAAGATCTACCGCGGCGGGCGAATGGTCAAGGATCTCCGGCCCCCACCATCGTCTATAGGGTTCTTCGCTTGAGAAGCTGATTGTCCGACGGCGGCTATCTTCCTGCCCACCGTCGCGCATGGGCTCAACATGCCCCATGCTTCGCTGCCCGTTGCTCTTGTCAGTCTGTGCTTTGCTTGACTGCTCCGGGGGAATTCTGCTGCGCTGCAGTTCCGCTCCCATAAATAACACCTCCTAATTCAATTCCTACCGATCTGCCGTATTCCAGCACCTCAGCCATTTCGTTGACGGCCTCTTTCCAGTCCTTGCCCTGTTCGGCGCAGATATCCTGGAACGTTTTCTGCCCGGATTGCAATGCGGTTTTCCCGGCATTGCTTTCCTTTGCAGGGTCGATCCATTTTTTCGGCGCTTTTGTCCAGGTGTGGGAAAGGTATTCGGCTTTTTTATCCCAAAAGCCGGGCATTTCGATAAGCCCGGAGAGATAACAGGAAATTACGAACGTCTCATAAACTTCAGACATGAACTCCGTAAGCATTTCAACGTCCTCGGCATATGTGCTCTCGTCCTCAATGGCGTTCTGACGCGCCGAGGAATATGTCGCGCCGGACATATCACGGCTGACGGCCTCATAGCTCAAGCCCTGTCCGGCGGCGATGAGCGCCTGCTGGGTTTTCAGAAAACCGGCGGCGTCGCTGCCGGAGTTTCCGGGATTGACGGTCTCAATACCGTCTCCTGCGCCGAGCGTCGATATCATGCCCGGCGTGAGCTTCTTGCCCTCGTAGTCGGTGCCGCCGTCGGGGGTTCTCGTTCCGCCGCGACCGAAGCCTCCGGACGGGACTGCACGCTTTATGAAGACCGCAAGGCAGGCGGCGATACGCTCCTTTACCGACACTGCGGTTATGAATTCGTTCGTGTCGCGCACGCGCGTAATAGTGGGGGCCATGTCGGACATTTCGCGCAGCTGGCTCGGCCGAGTTTTGGATTTGAAGAAATATACGTCCTTTGCATCAACATACACAGGGTCGTCGAGCTGCCAGCCCTCAATGTCATACTGACGGATCCAGTAGCCGACCGGCCGTCTCCACTTGTTGTATTCGATGCCGCCGACGACACGGTTTCCGCGGCTTTTCGGCGTGGTCACGTTTATATCCAGCTCGTCTACCTCGATTGCCTGAAGCTGAAACGGGACCATGCCCTGTTTCGTGTATCGGAACAGGAACAGTAGGCCGCCATCGACTTTTTTGCGGTCAACGGCCATGCGCAGGAGCTGATTAAAGCTCTGCTCGCCGGTCACGTCGCAGTTTCGCGCCTTGCACCACTGCCGCCATGCCTTTTCAATCTTTTCGTCAAGCTCGTCATTGCCGGTTTTGGCCTGAAGCGTATAGCCGCGGCCGACGACATTGCGCTTGTAAGCATGAAGTATCGACTGTGCTATATCGCTGTTGCGCTCGAGGTCGCGCGCTCGGGCGCGAATCACATCGCGGCTCGTGCGGTCGGTGATCTCGGCGCTTTCGTTGAATGTGCGCCAGCCGGCGTTTAACCGGCCAAAGCTCGCAGCGTCATAGCTGCGCATGTTCTCAAGCTGCTGCCGCCATGCCTCTCGTGCGCACGCGAGTCGCGGAGATATCGCGGCAACGATGTTATCAAAGATATTCATGCGATCACCGCCCATCGAAAAATGCAACGCAGGTCCTGTCCAGCAGGCAGTTGTCCTGCCCGCTCGAAAGCTGGGCTTCAAGGTCATCCCTGATCGCTTTCAGCTGTGAAAGGTCGGCGCGTGTCAATGATCGGCTGCCGATTTTATACGACTGACCGCCGGACAAAACAGCGGCAATAGCGCTGTTGACCTGTTCAAGCATTTCGGCCGTTTTCTGAGTGTTTTCGTTCATGTGATCCTCCGTTATATCCATTCCTCGTTTTCGCTTATCCAGTTTTCTTCACTGGAGGTTGACGGCGGCGTGATCTGTTTCGGTTGGGCGGTGCCGCTCTCATCCGGGTAGAGCGAGCGCACGCCCATTACGTCGGCAGCCGCCGCGGCATATACCTCGCAGTCGAGATAGTGGTTGTCCGCATGGGTCGTTTTCTTGACCCATCGCTCAACGTCTCGGCCGTTGGAGCGCACGGTAAGCTTGTGCTCGGCTGTGACCTGCTCGGCATACTCATCGTCGATGCCGTCAAACACCATCCATGAACCCTGACCGTTGGATTTGCGCATTCGGGCAGCTATCAGATCCTTGTATTTGCCGCCGTCAACAAGCACCAGCGTCATGCCGGTTGCCTTGCTGCCGGCTTTGTTGATTATCGAAAGACGGTAATGCGACGTCATTGTGGTGGTGCCTTTGCATGGCAGCATCCAGTCGGAGTTGTGGTAGTAGAATTCGTAAACCTCATCTGTGCGGTCGCCGCTGTCCATCAGGGTCAGATTGACCATTGCGGTGTCGCCGCCGGGCAGCGTGAATTCCGTATTCATGATGGGCTCTATCTCTTCCATCGTCTGAACCTTGCCGCACGCGATAAGCTGGCTTGTCATGTAGTCGCCCCACGCACGAATGACCCAGTAAAGGCAGTCCTTCTGCACATCGATGCCGCCGGTTATCAGCTTTGTCCACGATGGCAGCTCCCATTCGGGTACATCAGTCTGCCGGTCCATGACCAGGCTCGGGCTTGTTCTTATCCTCAGCTCCTCCCAGGGCTCGGCCAGCCAGGAGTTTTTGAAGTTGTGCATCAGATCAGGATCGCCCTTACTGCGCATAAATTCACGGGCTATATCAGAAAACCGCGTAAACGGGGAATACAGCGTATTGAGCCAAAATGCTACGCTTCTCGGTGTGCTGCTTTTCTGCCTTACCGCTCTCCAGCGACCATCGCGCAGCATTTTTCCTTTGTCGTGGTCTGTGATGATGGCGCCACATTCCTGACAGACGTAAACGGTTCTCTCTGCTCGGTCTGCTTCCTCCGGAACGTCGAACTTGCTCGGCCATTTCAGGCAGCCGAACTTCAATTCGATGAATTTGCCGCAATGCGGGCAAGGAACGAAGTAATGCTTTTCGACGTCGGCCGCCTCTTTAGCCTTCCAAATGTGCCCCGTTTTCAGCGTTGGGGTAGATGCCATGAATATTTTTCGGTTGAAAAACGTTTTTGTTCGCTCCCTCGCCAGGGAAACGGGGTCGGCCTCTTTTTTGGATGCACCGGGAAACTTGTCCACCTCGTCAAGAAAAAGGTTTTTGATCGGCTTGCTTGAGAGATCCGCCGGGCTGTTTGCGCCTGTCAGATACAGCCACATATCCCTGAATTTCAGAGATAGTTTTTTGCTTTCGCTTTCTCGGAATTTTTCCGCCGTTGACGGATTGCTTTTTATCATGGGTATCAAGCGTGTTTCGCTTGTTGCTTCCGCCAGATCGTCCGAGGGATAAACCACCATAGTCGGAGCTGGATCTTGATCTATCAGGCAGCCTATCATGTTTTCCATCGCTGTAGTTCCTCCGACCTGCGTAGGCTTAACGAATATGATCTCTTCGATTATGTCGTCGGTGAACGCATCCATGATTTCGACTAAATAGGGCGTGATGTCATTATTCCACGGACCCGGTATAGCTCCTCCGGCCAACGTGCGGTACTTTACCGCCCACTCGGATACAGGCAGTCGTTCGCTCGGGCGCAGCACCTGAACAGCTTTGTATATCCACGGCGGTACAGCATAAGGCTTCTGCTTGTACTTTTTCACTGCCGCTCATCCTCCCGTTCAATGCTCGCGCCGTCGGTGAACGTGGCGAGCAGCTTTTCGAGTTCTTTTCGCATTGCCTTTTCCATGGCGCGGACGGCAACAGCATCGGCGCTGCCGGACAGTGAACCGGCCATGCGCGGCGGAATGTTCAGCGCAAATTTTTTGAAGGTCGTCAAGAACTCTGTCATTTCCTCGGTCACCTGCTCGGCCGGAAGATATCTGCCTTCGGCTATCGCGGTTTTCAGGCGGTGCAGTTGCCCCTGGCTTTCCTTCAGCTCGACCTCGGCCTCAAGCTTTTTAAGCGTCAGCTCGGTCGCTCGGCTGTTTTCGCCAGTCTCGTGCGCTTTTTCTTCGACATAAGAAACATAACGCTGGATCGTTTCGCAAGTGCGATACTTCCTTGTGCCGCCGCCCGGAGGGAGCTCCGTTTCCAAAACGCCCTCCTGCGTCAGCTGCTGCACACGGCGCACGGTCTTGCCGAGCAGCTGTGCGATGACCGAAGTGCTCGCCCACTCAGGGACAGTGCCTGAAAGCACGGCCGGCTTGTTTGATTTTTCTTTTTTTGCCACCTGCAGAGCCTCCTTTCTCGCGCTTGCCCGGTTTCGCTTCGTTCTTTGCTGGGCATTTCGCCTTTTCAGCAGGCTGCCGGAATGCGTTATACCCCTTCGGGGGTATAAATTTTGCGGACTTTTTCAAATCCGTAACGTAACACGGCGTTTTTTTGTCTCGTTTTTGCGAAAAAATCCCGCGCCTTCTTTCGGAGCCGCACCTGGGGTGCCCTCCGGGAGTACCTAAGCAGGGGGGGAAAGCAAAGGACCGCCGGCCTTGCGGACGGGGGTCCTCGTTTGTGTTTCGGAGGTCAAACCCCTGTTTGCTTTCCTAATACCAGTGTAGCAAATAAAAAGTCCAGTGGAGTCCAGACTTTTGAAACATTGTTTTTCCCTTGCGTATCAATGCTTCCGGGGATTTTTGCGCGAGATTTTTTTGATTTTTTCATTCACGGACTTGTGGTTTAACAGGTCGTCGAGGGCCGATTCGTAGCAGTTGAACGCATTCGACCTGGACATATACAGGCTATCCGCAATCTTTGTCCATGACATGCAATCGATGTGTCGCATCTCGATTACCGTGCGGCCGGGCGAGTTTGGCGGTAAGATATCGATTACGTCCATGATGTCGGATAGTATGCGGGCTAAGTGTTCTTGCTGCCGCTTAATGCGTGCGTCAATGTCGGTGGCCGAAGCGAGCTTGACGTTAAGCTGATCACGACGGTCATCAAGAATGTCTTTTTGCCGCAGGGCTAAATGATATTGCTGCAAATACGCCTTCAGGGCAGCACGATCATTTCTCCGGACTGATGTGTTAGTTGTCACTCAATTTTCCCTGCCTTCCGACGCTTGGCCTTTTCGGGCAGCACAATGTGACCGCCTGCAATGCGCAGCGGGGTCTTAACCACTTCGCGACGATAAGCCGACATGAGGCCGTATTCATCGTCGTAGTTGAGAATATAGTCTTTCGTGATTGCGTCCTTCAGCGGCGCGATCTCGTCTTCGGCGGCCGGCTCGGGCTCGGTGTATATCGGCTTAGCCATTCCACGGGAAGAATGCCAATGCTTTTTGTGGGGGCGACTATCACCGTTCGCGTAGATGTATCGGGCGAGAGCTGTATGATCTGCGCGGCTATCCAGTATTTCATAGCTGATCTGATCCTGCGGCCACAGCGCCGCGAGGTCATCATAAGCAAGGCGATTCATGAGAATGTGGATATGCAGACGAGTAGGTTTGCCCGTGCGTGCGTCAACGTCCGATACCGTGTAGATGTACTTGGGGTTATAGCCGTGTTTTGCTTTAAAACGAGCGCGGAGCTTTTTAACGGCCTTCTCGGCGATTTTCTCGGCTTCATCCCTGGACGACGGAAGACGGATATCGTCGAATTTGAGAGTTGTCCACATATCGCCGGTGCCGAAGTTACAGTTTATCGTCCTGGCAAGACTGCGCTGCTGTGCTATCTCGTTTGCTTTGATCTTTTTCTCGGTGGATTTTCCGGCGATACGCTTGCGGCGAGGTTTCTGATATCGCGCATTGATGTCTATCCTGCTTATCACAGTCTCGACGGTGCGCCCTGATACGATGTAGTATTTCACTTTAGTCCTCATTTCTTGTTCTCCGGCGTAATGTTAGACATCTAAAGGTCTCAAAAGAAACGCGTGCGCGCGTTTATATATAATGTAGAGTAGAAGCGCTGCCGGAGGGTGCGGTGGAAGAGAAAAGGAAGCAAAATATCAATAGAAGGAAAAGAGGCAAAGATCAAGAGAATTGATTTGCCCTCCGGCAGCGTCCGCCTGTGTGTATTTTGTGTGCCCTGCCGCCCGGCGGACAGCGGCAGAGTGGGATATATAAGCCTTTCGGCTCAGATATGCGCAGTAAGTCGACTGCGCATATCTCAACCGGCCTCCCCGTTAAGGGGCGGCATCGGCTTTTTTCTTTTTGGCGAGAGTCTTTTTGCGCTTGGCGCTTGCTATCATGCGCCCAGCGGCCTCGCGGCTGACACCCTGCATGGCAAGCTTCCTTTCTATCGTGCCGCCGAAGCAGGCCGAGGTGTATTCCCCGTACGACATGCCCAGCGTCTTGGCCTCCAGCGCTACCTCGGAAAGCTCCTTGCCGCCGAGATCGAACAGCAGCCCCGTGCGGCGCGGCCGCGTATAGTGCCGCTTTACCTCCTCTGCCTGCGGCTTCTTGTTCGGCGTGTATCTGTACCGTCCGGCATTGGCCGCCTCCATTCTCTCCCTGGCGCGCTTCTTCGCGCATGCCGGGCAGTATTTGCGGTTGCGCCCTCCCGGAGTCAGGCCGCCGCAGGCCTCGCAGCGGATCATCGGCGCGTCAAGTGGAGTCGCGGCTCTTTGACGCTCTTCCCGCTTTTTTCGTGCGGTCTCGCGCTTATACTCGCGCTCCCGCTCGGCGCGGCAGCGCGGGCAGTATATCTGCCGCGAGGAATTTCTGACCGCGGGCTTGCCGCAGTAAATGCAGTTGAAATATTCAGGCATTTTTCCTGACCTTTCCCGGCCAGAAGCTGCTGCACCAGCCGTTTGCCCTGCAATTCTCGCCGCGCATGCAGCATACGTCGCAGCACCAGTCGTAATAGGTGTTCTCGCTCCGGCGGCATATCTCGCGCACGGCGTACCGGAAGCGCTCCGTGAGCCGCTTCTGCTCGGCCTCCTGCCGCTCAAGCCTTTGCAGCAGGCTTATACCCTCCCGGCACAGCTCCGTGTGCTCATCCATCGGCACCGCGTCAAGCCTCCGTATAAGCCACAGGCGCAGCTTTTCAATGAGCTTTTTCATGTTTATTCTCCTTCAGTAAGTATTGACTTGCCGGTATACATTGCGTAGTTCCGCTCGATAGAAGCGCCGGAGCTGCTATACCAGCCCTTAAGCAGGTAGATCGCGTCGGCCGTATCTATCATTGCGAAGCAGATGCGCATATAGTCTGCCGGGAGCATGCCCTCCGGCAGCTCAGCAGGATTTAATACGATATGTCCCTGCGCCTCAAGGCTCTTCGCGGCGATATTGAATTTCTCTTTATAATTGGGCTCGCCGGTGATCTTTCCGGCTATGTAGATCTTCATTCTTCTTTCCTTCCTCCGCGCTTGCAGTAATCTTCAGATGCTACATTTCTGTTATTGCACGGGCTTTTTCTGTTATGGCAGGTCAACGTGCCGGGCTTGCCGTATATCTGTGTATGCATTGACGGCAATGTACTGTACTTGCAGTCCCTGCAGCGCACCACCTGCTCATAGCCCAGCTGCGCCGCCATGCGCTTGAACTCGCTTTTTGTAGGTTTATGAATAATATCAGCCATTGTCAGCCCCCTGTTAGTGCACCGCCGGCAAAAGCCGACCGGCCGAATACATCTGATACAGGGTTTTGCCGGAGTTGTCAGTCATGTACGGCAGGAACACTTCGTCCACCGCCGCGTCACAGCTCTCCACCAGTGCCATTTGCGCAAGTACCCAATCCCGGACATTGCGCCATGCAACGCGCTCGGCCTGTTTGGGGTCGCACTTAATGCCTTGCTTTTTAAATACGCGCAAAGTGCCTTCTGCAGGTGCCGGCAGGGTAAAACCGCGCAAGCCTGTTGCCGTGTTGATGCAAAACGAAATAGCAACAGCTTTGCCGGTATCGTATTCAATCATGATCTTTGAAGCGCCGGAGCGTGCGAGCGCGGCTTGAATTTCGCCGATGGACGTGTAAACATCAACTTTCGTTGTATAATTCTTTATCATTGTTTCAGCCCTCGTGTTTCCGCTCTATGGAGCGCATAAGCTTAAGCACATCCCGGACGTACGGATATCCTTCTGCATCGTCGCGCACGACTTCACTCAGAAAGGTTTGCATTTCGCGCCAGCACTTCATGTAGAGCAAAAGATCTTCTTCACGTTTCATTCTTGATCTTCCTTCTCGCACCATTTCGGGCGCTCTATCTTTTCGGGCAGCAGTCTCGGCGTGGGGTTTCCTATAACGCGGCCGTTGCCCCAGGGCGGTGCCAGCGGCGCAAAGCACCGTGCCGCCGTGTACCCGCTCCGAAAGCGCTCAAATCCAAGGTATTCGCACCCTTCGCAGCTACCCATTGAGCGCCCCCTGCATCTTGTCAACCAAGGCGCGTACCGCCACGGTGAGCTTCTGCGCCGTGTCGGGATCTGATGCCCTGACCTTCAAAAGACTGCCGTGCAGCTTGTTGAAATCCTCCTGCACCTGCTCGAATATCTGCTTGAAAACTGCCGTGTTCGGGTCAGCCAGTGTCTGAGATTTTTTGAGCTTCTCAAGCTCGGCGGCCGAAGCCGCGGCCTTTTCCTCCGCATTCTTTATTTTTGCCTTTAGCTTCTCTGCCTTGAGCCCTGCCTCGGAAAGCTCGTTTTTGACCTTCGCCATCTTCTCGGCCCACTCGGCGTCGTTCTTGGCTCGTGCGGCAGTGACGGCCTCCTCGACTGCCTTTTCGTCGACCTCGACGGCCACCTCCACCGGACGCTCTCTCAGCTCGGAGAGCTCCTTCTCCGCCGCGGCCTTCTGCGCCTCGGCGTTGCCGAGCTTCTCCCGCAAAAGATGCAGCTCCTGCTTTGCCTTCTGATACTGCTCGTCGGCCCTTGCCGCCCCGTCGGCAGCCTGCTGCACCTGCTCCTCGGCCTTTGCCGCGCGTTGCTCGGCCTCGTCACGCTGCTTTATAAGCTCGTCGAGCTCGCGGGCCGACATGTGCTCAACATCGTGCTCCAAAGCAAACTCCTCGCGCTCGTCCTCAGGCACTGCAAGCAGCCGCAAGGCATTGGAAATACTCAAATTATTCAACGTTGGGTAATTTGATTCGGCCCCGAAAAGACTTGTTTGCGCAGCGCCGTATTTCTTGTAAAGCGTCATAAGCCGTCCGGCGCTCGATCTTGAAAACTCCGTCTGCTCCTTCAGATACGGAAGCCACTGCCCGTGCTCCAAAAGCGCCTTTGCCTCCGTCAGCCTCCGGCCGATCTCTATGCCGAACCACAGCGTCATGCTCTTGGCCTGCTGTGTAAGTCCGCGGATCTCCGCCCCGATAACATCCGGCGTCCGTTGGGTCTGTATATCGTTCATGCTGTTTTTGCCTCCTTCTTTTTCGGCAGTCTGGGCTTGCCGTCCTTGTCGCGCTTGCTGCCCTTGGCTATCCAGTCAAGCCAGGGCTTTATCATCCACGCCATGGTAGTGCGTGGATTTGCGGCGTTGCGGTCGTTCTTAAAGCCGTGTATCTGCATGAGCCTGTTGCCTTGCATTTCTATCGTGTAAAGGCTCTTGTGCGGCGCATCCCTGCGCCGTAGAAAGCAGATCGTCAAAGCGCCGGACATGTGCCGCTGGGCATAACCGCCCACGCAGTGCTGCAGGGTCTTGCCCTCGCGGATGATCTCGTTTGCGCTGACTGCACAGCGTATCAGATAATCGCCCATCTCAAAGTTGTACTTGGCACGGCGTTTTATTATGCTGTCGTCGGCAAGCTTGATGCCCTCATTGGCAAGCTTGATATTGATCTCGATCACCGCCTCGTCATGTCGGCGGTGCAGGTTCTTCGGCAGCTTGACAGTGTCATTCTTCATATCCCAGCCGAGAGCCTTGGCCATGTCGAGATAGTCCTTATAGGTCTGTATCTCATTTTCGGGAATGGCTTTCTGCCCCTGCGAAAGGTAAGCGGCAAGACTTGCGGGCTTTACCCTTGCCCGGCAGCACAGCCGGACAAAATCCTGCATCGGGAATGTGTACTGGCACATCTCATCCAAGTATTTAATCGTCTCAAAGCTCTCGGATAGTCCCGCACGGCGCAATTTCCTGTACCACGCAATGGCCTCCAGCTCAGCGCCGGACTCGCGCCATGCGCGCATTTCCGTTTTTGAAAGGCCGAAGGCGTCAAGATAGTTGTCCCTTGACCAGTCGAATATGTCCCTGTTTTTCTTCCGGCCGCGGACGAGGTCGTCAACCAGCTCGCCGCAGTTTGTTTTAAGCAGCATTTCTATCTGCCGGGGATAGATGCTCGCTGCCGCGAGAAACTTCATCATGTCGTATCGTGTGCGGACTGTTTCCAGCCCCCACACCGCATCGATGCCGCGCTCAAAGCTCTCATAGCCGCAGTATCTGAATGCGCTTTTTCCGATAGCGTCAAGGCCGAGAACGACATAGGGCTTGTATCTGAACCAGTAGTAGCTGCCCTCCGTGAACGGCTCGGTCACTACCCTGTGCACCGGATCGTAGCTTTCGCTGACGCTGTGCGGCTCGAACCCGCTGTAGCTTTGCGCGTATATCGTGGCCCTGCCCGGCGTGAAGTGATAGCCCTCGACAAGGTAAAACTCCGGTGCGCCGTCGAGTGTGGCATAGGTTTTGCGCGTCCAGTATGCTCTCGCGTAAAGGTCGCCGTTCTTCTCTGCCAGCAGGACCACCGGCAGGTACTGCGGCAGCCTGGTTTTCTTGCCGAGCTTTCGGGCGTTCTTGTATGTTGCCCTTGCCCCGCAGTACGGGCAGGTAACATGCATGTTGTGCTTGTTGTATAAAAGCTCATATTCGACCGTCGTCATTGTGCGCGGCAGTATGTCAATCTCTCCGTGCCTTAAGCAGCATGAGCACCAGAGCTCGATGCTGTCCTTGTGCCGCTCGAAGAAAACATAGGGATCAAACAGCCGGTTGACCTGCCGGATAACCGCTCCGGTATCCTCAATGCTCGGGAAGTCCTCGAGCGCCGGCGGCGCTTGGGTGCAGATAGCTTCATAATCGCTCATGCCGCGCCTCACAGAAATGCCGACAGATCTACCAGCAGACTGTCCCTTGATATCTCATCCCCGTCATGCTCGCACAGCTCAATGCGCATCTCAAAGCTGATCCTTGCTCCGGGGAAGTAAAAGCCGACTGCCGCGGAGTACGCATCGAGATCGGATATGCTGCCGTTTTTGACTTTTTTGCCGACGGCCGTCATGCAGTCGGTGAAGCTTCCGCCCTGCACGACCGCCTGTGCAAATTCATCGTCCTGCCGGCAGAAATCCAAAAGCGCCTTTTGTACAGCCTCCTTCATGGCGCTGCCGTACTTATCGAACTTGCCGCTCTTGCATTCGTCCTCAAGCCGGGCGGCTGCTTTAGCTGTCCATTCACTCATAGCTCCCGCACCTCCCGGCCTTGTATGCATGAAGGCTCGCCTCGGCGCAGACCTGACAGCGCGATAGCAGCTTTTTCAATACCTCGGCCTGAATGTGGCATTTAAGCCCCAGGTCAACGCCCGCTCCGGCGCTGGAACAGATAACGCGCAGAGAGCCGACAGCGCCGTTTTCGTCCGGCTCGAACATGCTCGCCTGCGCCGAGTCCTCGCTCGGGGTAAAGGTGAACGTAAGCGGATAACCGCCATCATCAAGGCTGAGCTCAAAGTCCGTGTTCTCCTTCGTGAATTTCTCAAGCTCCCTTTTTGCGCTGTCATAGTCGTATAGCGCCTCTTGAATGTACTTGTTCATAATTCCTCCTATTGTTTTTCCGGAGGATCCGTGTTATTCTTGAGTTGACGGATCCTCATGGATTGTGTTTATTTAACCGTGGCACGGCTTTGGTCGGTGGTGCCGCGGTTATTTTTTGCTTTTATGTGGTATGTTGCGCCCCATGCTTTCCGGGCGCATTTTTCACACCTTGCGTTCTTCAGCTGCCCCGGCAGCTCCTCAAGGTCATAGCCCTGGGCCATATCTGCGGCGCACGCAAAGCATAAATACAGTGTTCTTTCCATGTCATTTCCTCTCCTGCAGCAGATCTATAGTGCGCAGCATGCCGTGTACATAGAAAAATTCGGTCTCGCTCAGCTCTTCTTTTTCCGTTATGGACTTGTCCAGCATATCCAGCACCCGGTCTATGGCATGCAGAACATGCAGCGTCTTGGCGTTCCAGCCGAGGGCGAAGGCTATCGCAACGACCGCTATGCATATGATTATCTTCATTGGTAGTCCTCCCTGAAGTGATTTGTCTCCCCGTCGCCGGTGAACCACAGATACCCGCTCGGCAGCTCCCGCTGAACCTCCGCGCCCTGCTTTTCCATTGACCAGCGTGTAAGTACGTCCAGCGCAACGGCGTATAGCCTGTCCAGCACCGGGAAATCGGGGCTGTAGCCGTAAAACTGCCCCGGCGCGGACACAGCGCCGATGATGCTGTCGGGAAAGCGTGCATCGTCGACTCTATTCAGCACGCACCATACGCACTTCATCTGATTGTCCACCGTGCAGCCCCGCGCCTCGCCGTACAGCATTCGGACGAGAGCGACAACGTCGGCCTCGGTGAAGTACATTTCGTATTCCGGCTCCGGCGCTTTGACCACCGTCACGATGCACAGCCCGTCGGCGTTGATCTCCGGCGCCACGGCCTGCGGCTCCTCGGGCTTGTCCGTAAGCGCACAGGCGATAAGCACAAGAAACGCTATGAGCGCGGCGCACAGAAACGTTATTGCTATGTAGAAGTTTTTCATTGCCGCCTCCGCTTTGCGCATTCGGCCTCGGCCGTGTCGGCAAACCAAACAAGCGCTGAGACAGCGCCGCCGACGGCGAAAACAACGCCCATGACGGCCAGGCAAAACCAAAACAGTATCATTTGCGCTCCTCCTTTATGATCTCTATGTCTTCCGCGGGCACAAGCTTGCTCTTGCCCTTGTAGTTTATCTCGACTAAACCTCCCTCGAGGCCCAGCCGCAGCACCGTGCAGCGCGTATCGCGCCACAGACAGATAAGCTTTTTCGGCCAGCGCATATCAGACCACCTTCATGCCGGGCACATAGGCGCAGGGACGAGAATTGCTGTATGTGCTGCGTGGTTTACGGGGCTGTACGTATCCGACCGGCTGCATCTGACAGCGGCATGATTCTATATACGTATCGATATCCGTCTTATCGATCCTTATCTGACCGCGAATCCGATAAAAGGGGAGCGAACCGTCGCGGATGATGCGATCAAGCGTGTTTGTTGACACGTCGAGGTAGTCCGCTGCTTCGATCCGAGTCAAAAGCTCTTTATTCATCGGTGATCTCCTTTGCGTATTTGAGCTGCATAGCGGCCTTGACGATGCCGTCGAGCTCTTTGATTATGCGGTCGAAGTCCGGCCGCTCCGTTTCGTCGATGATTCCGTCCTCGGATATATCCATCAAACGATTCGTGTTGTTGTTTTCGGCAAACTGCCGGATCCGGCACAGCAGCTTTATGACCGCCTGCTCGAGCGAGCACTCCTGCACGTCTGGCAGAATATCGGCGGCGACGCGTGATTTGTTCAGCAGATGCCAGTAACCAATGACCGGCTGGCCTGAGACCTCGACCATCCGAGTGACAACATCGTCGCTCGGCATGATCTTGTCGCTTTCATACTGGCGCACCGACTCGACGCTGATATCCAGCGCCTCTGCAAAGCGCTCCTGCGTCATACCTGCAGTGCGCCTTGCTATTTTGCAAATATTCCTGTAGTTGTTCTGCATGGTTTTTCGCTTTCACCTCGCTTATGATTAAGATGCAGCGGCGAACAGCCCCCCTCGAAAGGAGGTGCGTTATGGATTACATAGTTAAAACTTCTGACCTTTTGAAAGTTGCAAAGGAATTGGTCGAAGAAGGGATGGACTACGTTGAGATTTCTCTCTCCGAGCCGGATGAAGAGCTTCCGGCAATGGTCAGCTTTTGTGCGACCGAAGCAGGCGAGCTTGACGGTTGGACAGACTTCGATGATCTTGAAGTGGTCAATCCGTGGGCTGAAAAAGCTTGACGCTGTAGCCCGGCTCAGGGCTGCCGCTCGCTTTGACGCGGCGGCTTATTTCTTTCACTTCCCCGTGAATCTTCTTGAGCCATTCAAGCCCAAGCTCCACGTCGGGGCTTTCGATGGTCACCTCTATGCCTCGGCCATCGCCCCATGCCGTCACCTCGCTATCAGAGTCCGGAATTCGTCTATCGGCATATCAAGCGCCCGTGACAGGGCTTTGACTTCTCCGATTTTCCATGAATCCGACGGGCCGGAGAACATCGTTCTCAGCCGCCCGGTGCTTATGCCCATCTTCTTTGCGAGATTGACCTCGCTTATTCTGACCGCCGCCTTGCGTCCGAGCACAAGCTCCTTCAGCGGATCGCGGGCAGTTTTATCAAATCTCGTTTTCGGCATTTTGCTCCTCCCGCTCTCAGCTGGCCTTCTCGCCGGCGGAGGACTCAGATTTTTCAGTCTGCATAGTGTCCAGCGCCATGATCGCCCCGTCGAGCTTATCGCAGAACTTGTCCTGCAGCGCTGACGGAAGCTTGCTGATTTTCTCTATCATTACTTTTTCTTTTTCACTCATTTTTGAATTCTCCTTTCTTGCTAAGACGGCTTTTGACTGGTACAATCCTCCTTGAAAGGAGGTGAAACCGTGAGTAAAATGTACAGAGTCGATCTGCGCAGCCTCACCCCTGCGGAGAGAGAAGCAGCATACGAGCAAATCGACAGCCTCGCTTTTATGACCGAAATAATCATGGGTCCCACCGGGCTTGAGGCAATAGATGTGTTTTGGACAACTGAAGACGATTTCCCCTCGTCTGAGCTCATCCCTCCGGGGTGCAGCTGTTATCAGATTTGATGCTTTCTCGGTCGTGTTTCTGCAAGCCCCAAATCTGAAACAGCGCTCTTGGAAAGTTCGGGTCATAGTCGAATATGATTCGAATTTTCTCTTTCGGGTCGGTGAATTGCTCTAATATCTCGGGCAGTGCGCGTATGTTGCGCATGATGGCTTCTCCGTCATTTGCCCAGCGGCCTACGCCGTGCTTTGGCTCACGCTCATACTCATAGCCGAAGTGCTCGAATGTTTCTTTGCGTGTCGCGTCTGCGCTCCACTCTTTCGGCGTTGAAAATGTGTCATTCATTCCGCTCACCTCCTTTCATTGCCTCGTTGTGTTGGCTAAGTGTTTACGAACACATTATATACACAGTAAATGCGTTTGTCAACACTTTTTAACGCAGTTTTCGCAAATATTTTGTGTTGACAAACGCAATAATAAATAGTATTATCTTCACGAGGAGGTGAAACCTTTGCACACAAGGATTAAAGAAGTCCGCGAACATTTAGGACTGAGTCAAACCGAGTTCGGCAAACGGCTCGGGATAAGCCGCGACGCCGTAAGTAACCTTGAGTATAATCGTCTTAAAAAGCCTGAACAGAAAGAGCCTATCATCAAACTCATCTGCCGGGAGTTTGGCGTCAGTGAAACATGGCTGCGCACGGGCGTCGGCGAGCCGTATGAGGTCAGGACGCGCGAGGAGGAAATGGGCGATCTGCTCGGCTCGCTTATGAAGGACAGCCCCGAAAGCTTCCGCTCAAGGCTTATAACCGCCCTGCTGCGCTTCGACCCCGACGGCAGCGAATGGCAGGTGCTTGAGAATATCTATAACAGCGTCGCCGCCGAAGCCGATGAAAAGGACAAAGAGACAGACCGTTGATTGGTCTGTCTCTTTGTTTGTCGTGCGGATAACCTGAGCCGAAAGTCAGGACTGAAAAAAGCGGTGAACCCTTACCGTAAGAGGGAACGAAAAAGGGCGGCAGAAATGCCGCCCTTTTGTCTTTCTCTGATCATCTGCTTGTGATATGCAATTCGTTTTTGAGTGCCGCTTGCAGAACGGCGGAAAAATTCACGCCGGCCCGCTCCGCTTCAAAGTTAAGCCACGACGGAATTGTGCAGTTCTTCTTCACAACTCGCATATCGTTCTTCCTGCGATACTCCGCGAAATCAACGTCAACCAGCGAAACGATCGCGCCGTCCGGCGCTTCGGCTTGTGCGTTTGCAATGCTCGACGCTTCCGGCAGCACTTCGCCGTCGTCCTGCATATCAATTCCCATAAGCCCGATCGCGTCGCGCGCCATCTCGATCGCGTCCGGAATGTCCTTGCCCTGCGTATTGATATTAAAATCGGGGACAAATACCACGATGAACTCTTTTCCTTGCGTCATAATGATAGGATATGCGTTTTTCAT